AACATTTAAGAAATATACAAATAATGATGTATTAAATGCTGTATTGAATGAAACTGTAGGTGGAGTTCCAAGAGAAGGTTCTTATGTGGGATTAATGGGTGCATTACGAAGTGAATCTTTAGGTGGCGCTAATATTAATGAATCTGTACAGATTCCACAACAAATAACACCAGTTAATGAAGAACAGGCCAAAGTACTTAATGTCATTAATAGAGATTTTAGAAAATTGCTGAAAGCAGTTGATAAGAAAAAGACATCAGGTCTTGGTGGTGGTGGTGGTTTAGTATCAATGTCATAATATGAATCCAATTGGTTTAACATTACCTTTAAGATCTGGCATAAATGGGTATTTTGAGCAGTCATATGACACTCTTACTCAGATTAAAGCCAACATCACTAATTTTTTTAACACCAGACCAGGTGAAAGAAGATTTAACCCTCAGTTTGGTACAAAATTGTATCAATATCTATTTGAACAAAATATTGAAGGGTTTGATGAGATTTTAAAGAATGTTATTAAAGAAGACATGAATTATTGGTTTCCAAATGTAATTGTAAATACTGTATTTTTAGACATTACAACCGCTCAAAAAAACAAGAACACTGATAATTATATAATAAGCATAAAAATACAATTTACGGTAAACAATCAAACTGATGTACTTGGATTAACTGTAACAAGCAATCTATAATAATATGACCGAAACACAACCAAAATCCTTTCAACCTCTTAATAAAGATATTAGATATCTTAATAGAGATTTTGCATCATTTAAAGCTGGTTTGATTGAATTTTCCAAGAACTATTTTCCTAAAACATATAAGGATTTTAGTGAAAGTTCACCTGGTACAATGTTTATTGAACAAGCTGCATATGTAGGTGATGTATTATCATACTACATTGATTATCAGTTCAAAGAATCATTGATGCCATATTCTGAAGAACGTAAAAATGTAATTGCTTTGGCTAAATATCTTGGATACAAAACTACTCCAACCAAATCATCCATAACTGAAATTGAATTGTTTCAATTAATACCATCAAAGGTTGATTCTGATGGAAATTATGTACCGGATGAAAAATATTGTTTGTCAATTAGAGAAAATATGGAGTTATTAAATAACTCTGATCAAAATTTCATTATAAGTGAACCAGTTGATTTTTCAGTTGATACTAGATTTTCTCCTAGAGAAGTTAGTGTATATTCTAGAGATGCATTAGGAGTTCCGCAATTTTTCTTGTTAAGAAAAACTACTAAGGCTTTTGCTGGTAAGATTATTACTAAAACTTTCACTGTAGGTGCTGCTACTCCATACTATAAAATTGTATTGGATGAAAAAAATGTAGTTAATATAATTACAGTTGTAGATGAAGATAATAATAAATGGTATGAAGCTGATTATTTAGCACAAGATGTTGTTTTTACTGATATAGATAACTCACAAGTTACAGATGAAAATTTCTTTGTTTATAAATCAGAAGTATCAAAGATTATCAAATCATTAAAGACATCAAGAAAGTATGTAACAAGTATTACCGCAGATAATACAACTTATTTGGAATTTGGTCCTGGATTAGATAATTATTCAGATGAAATAGTTTATCCAAATGCGTCTATTATTGGCATTGGATTATCAAATATTAGAAATACAGATATTTCCTTAGACGGAAGTAATTTCTTAAAAACAAATACATTTGGTGCAGCTCCTGCAAATACAGTGTTGACTATCAATTACATAATTGGTGGCGGATCACTTTCAAATTGTAATGCAAATGAAATTACTAGAATTAGTTCATATCAACTATTGAATGATGCAACATCATTGAATCCAGATGAACAAACATTATTTAATACAGTAAAACAAACTTTAAGAGTAAATAATTATACTTCCGCAGTTGGTGGTGCAGATGAAGAATCTGTAGATCAAATAAAACAAAATGCTATTTTGAATTTTACATCACAAAATAGATCTGTAACTAAGGATGATTATTTAATTAGAACATATGCAATGCCGCCAAAATATGGTTCGGTTGCTAAAGCATATATAACATCTGATACAGATTTGGTTTTAAATTTAAAGAATGATGTTTCAGGATTTGTTGATTATGATAACAATACTGCATCAACAAATAATTCAGTAGATAATTATTTTAGAAAAATTAATTATGATGTAACTAATCCATTTTCAGTTAATTTGTATGTCCTTGGATATAATGAAAATAAAAATCTAACACAAATTAATGAAGCTTTATTTTATAACGTAAAAGAATATTTAAAAAAATATAGACTTCTAACTGATGGAGTAAATATTATTGACGGATATATTATTAATATTGGTGTAAAGTTCGAAATTTTAACATATAAAAATTATAACAACAAAGAAGTGTTAAATAATTGTATTTTAAAAGTAAAAGACTTTTTTAATATTGACAAGTGGAGTTTTTCACAACCAATCAATTTGAGTCAATTGGAACTGGAAATTGCAAGAGTAGAAGGAGTACAATCTTTAACAAATGTTGAAATTGTAAATTTGACTTCAAAGGATGGTAATTACTCACCACATGAATATGACATTTTATCCGCAACAAAAAATAAAATAATATATCCTTCATTAGATCCATGTGTTTTTGAAGTTAAATATACTGACATAGATATCAAAGGAAACGTATTATAATATGCACACATTTTTATATCCACAAAAAGATACATACATAACCAATGAAGTTGGATACGTCAACAAAAACTTTGGTATTGATGAAATTTTGGAATTGAAGGCACATCCAAATGTGACCAGAACAACAATATATTATCAATCATCTTCAATTAGTCAATCAGTTTATACCAATTTAGAATTAAACAATTTCACAGGAAATATTAGTGGATCTAATACATCAATTGATTCTAGTGGATATGCCAATCTAAAATTTATTAGTAATTCATCTATATCTTTTACAGGATCTTTAATTGATCAAGCAACAATAACTGGTAGTATAAATGGTGTAATACTAAATAATACTTATAGCGCTTCAATTTTAAATGGTATTACTTATGGTTCATCCGGACAACAATCTGTTACACTTTCAAATGTAAGCGGAAGTTTAAATGGTTTTTCTGGTAGTTTTGTTGGAAGTTTAAATGTAACAGGTTCATTAATTGGTAATTTTACAGGATCAATTAATAATGCTTCTGGTAGTTTAAATAATTTTTATGGATGTATAAGTGGATTTGTATATGGAACACAAAGTTTGTATATTCCATATTTTACATACATAGATGTACCTGATTTTAGCAGAATTTTGATTAAGTTTGATACAACTGAGATTTCTAAGTCTATATCCAATGGTTCAATAACCAGTGACGTTACATTTAAATTAAAGTTGAAGACAACACAAGCTAGTGAATTGCCTGTTGATTATACAGTCTATGGATATCCAATTAGTCAAAGTTGGAACATGGGTATAGGCAGATTTTCTACGGGAGGTGATTTGGTTGGCGCAAGTTGGAATAATAAGACTGAAAGTGGTTCTTTATGGTACGTTAGCGGATCAAATATTACAACAGGTACATCTGCATCTATAAATCAAGGTGGTACATGGTATAATACAGTTCCTTTGACATATCAATATAAATCATCTTCATTTTGTACATCTTCATTTACTGGAAGTTCACTCATATGTTCACAATCATATGATTATACTACATCTGACATCAATATGGATATTACAAGTATTGTTAAAGGGTGGATCTGTGGATGTGTTCCAAATGAAGGTATTATATTAATTAGTTCATTGGAATCAAGTACAACTAATGGAATTGATAGTACAGTTAAATTCTTTAGTAAAGAAACAAATACAATTTATCAACCATATATTGATATTTCTTGGAATGATAGTATATATACAACAGGCAGTATGGTTCCTTTAACTGGAATTGTACCATATACAGTTGTAATGCAAAATTTATCAAAGGAGTATAAATTTGGAAGCATTCCAAGAATCAATATATTTGCTAGAGAAAAATTTCCATTGAAGAATTTTACAAAAGGATATCAACAAAACAGTTATTTGAGTTCAAGTTTGTTACCATCCGCATCTTATTATTGTGTCAAAGATAATGAAAGTGAAAATATTGTAATTGATTTTGATGATAATACAAAATTAAGTTCTGATGGTAATATTCATTACTTTAAAATAGACACAACTGGATTACCTGTTGAAAGATTTTATAGAATTTTAATTAAAACAACATTTAACAATCAAACTGATATATTTGATAATGGTAATATATTTAAAATAACAAGATAATTATGTCATACCAAAAAGAAATTGAGGATTATGTTAATAATGGTACATATGATTATAAAGTTGATTTATACGGAAACTTTACAATTGATACCAACAATCCTAGTTTTAATTCTAAATACATTTCATTTACGTTGAATGATTTTGTTTATGATTCTAAGAAAATTGAACAATTGAATCAAGTCACATTTCAAGAGTTTATACCTACAGTAAAATCCAATACGGTTATTGATATTAATATGAATGATATATTCAATCAGACTGCAGACACTGATCCTACAACTAATAAATTAGCAATTACAACTGAAAATGCAGATGAAATTCAATATATTATACAAAAGTTACAATCTGAGAGAGATGATGCAAATAAGAAATTAAATGATATAATTTCAAGACTTGAACCACAATGAATTTTCCATATCCAATAGTAACAAATTTTACATCAAGTGTTAACACCGCTTATTATTTTAATGCGGAGGATGTTAATGTATATAAAGTAAAAACAAACATTAGTGAAAGTTTTTTTGGTAAATCTGAGAAAGATGTAGTAGAATTTTCTTATTTTAATTTAAGTGGTGTACAAAATGGATTGACATATAAACAACCAAAAATTATTTATATATCAGATGTAGGAAATTACACAGATGTTGATTATAAAAAAGTAAATTATTCTTATAGAAAAACAAAAACTGATTATATTAGTCACAAGAATGACTTTTTGATTGATATTCAATCTGATTTTTCTTCATCAAATATATTTGATGGTCAACACATTGCATCTTATAATTTTCTAAGAAACGTTGCTGGTAATCAATCATTTCCACTAATCATTTCTGAAATATCTCCATCAAGAACTGAATTGAAATTGGTACCTGCTTTTAATAAAGTACCAAAAACAGATGAAGAATTGTATCAAAATCTATATTATGAATCATTTATTAGAAAATTAGTATTGGTAAATGATATTACTGATACATTAAATTCACAACTGTTCAATTATAATTGTGAATTTACATATAAGTCTACATTACAAACTTCATCTGAATTAATAAATACATTCAAAAAATCATTTGGTTTTAAGAGTGATCAAGATGCAATAACTTTTATAAATAATGTTTATAATGGTATTGATTCTTCTACTATTGAATTATTTAATAAAATTACATTCAAAAACTTATTTGGCGTTAAGAATTTTATAAAGTATTGGTTATATACATATTCAAAGAATATACTAACATTTGATGATTTATATGTTCAACTCAAGTATATTGTACAAAAAGAATATGTAAACCAGTTAAATGTTATTAATTTCTTTGATATTGATCTTACAGATGCAATAAATCTAATTACTGCAATTGTTTGGGATCAATTTGTACAAGTTGAAATTAAAAAATTAGAATATAATTTCATTACAAAGTTTTATTCTTATTATAAGAACGGAATAAATTTTGGTAACGGTGTAATTATTAAATTTTTAGATCATTCATATGATTCAAGTAGTGAATCAACTGATACACATTCAACTTTGTTGATAAAATTGGATGCACCATTGTCATTTAATTACAATGTAAAATCAGTTTGTTGGATATCAAATATTAGCATTACTCCATTTGTACAAAATGTAATTCTAATAAAAGAAACAGTATCTAAAAACTATAAGATTTCTGGACCTAACTTTTCAATTAAGATTGTAAATTCAAATCAAAATACAATTGATAATGTTTCATCACTAGATCCAGACTTAGATGCGGATACTCAAAGTGAAATTAATATCAACAAAAAATTAGCAACATTAGATATTGATTATTCAGAATTTTCAAACTTTGTGCTGTTTTCATCTGCGGCTCTAAGAATAAAAATTTTTAAGAATAAGTTAAATAGACTTGATGTATTAGATAGTACATTAGAAACAATTACATCCGCAATAAATTCTAGTACAGCTATTTTAAGTGCATCATATGCAACTGAATTCAACACATATACTACAGAACGTTTATCAATTAAAAACGGATTTGATGGATTTGAATGTTACTTGTATACAAGTCAAAGTTTGGTTTCTGGCAGTACATCAGACACCAATTCCAATTATTATACTTATGTTTATGACGCTGAAGAATTTGATATAAACAATAGAGATAGTTTGGTAAATAATACACCAGAATATATCAAAATGGATGAAAATAACAATGATTATTTGGTATTTTTGTCAATGGTTGGACATCATTTTGATAACATCTATCAATATATAAAATCATTTCCAATTTTAAATTCAAAGGATACAAATTCAGGAGACAGTTACTTACCTGATATCATTTATTATCTATTAAATTCATTTGGTTGGAATACTTCAACTGATTTTGCCAATAAGAGTTTGGTAACAAATTATCTTAACAGTGCAAATTCAGGGTCTCAATCAATATCTGCTAAAGATAAAAATGAAATGATATGGAAACGTATTCTTGATACACTTCCATACATTTATAAAACAAAAGGCACAACTGAATGTATAAACTTGTTAATGTCTTGTTATGGCATTCCATTAAACATTTTAAGTATTAGAGAATTTGGTGGTAGTAAAATTGAAAATTCTAAAGTATCAAGTTATTTGTATGATGAAAAATATTTCTTCACCAAATACAATTCAAACAATGAATATGTAGAAATTCCTTATCTAGATTCTGCAAAATCATTGGAGTTTACATTTAAATTAAATGAAGATTATAATCTAAATGATATAGTTGACTTGGCATCAAAAGATACTGATTGGAAAATATATTTAAAGAAAACAAAACAAAATGAATATGGAAACATATATTTTTCAATATTAGATAAATCAATTGAAATTGAAAATGTACCGATCTTTAATAAAGATAGATTTTATAATGTATTATTAAGACGTAATGATACGTCATCTTTTTATGATACAACAACAGATGAAAATTATGTTCCAACAAAATATGATTTGGTTATAAAATCAAATCAAGATGACAGAGAAAGTTTTTCAAAATCAGGAAGTATTTTCTTAACCAGAACTTATAATCAATTATTTGTTGAAAGTGGATTTTTATATTTTGGCAATTATACTAATTCTTCAAATAAATTCACAGGTATTTTGGATAAAATTAATTTGATAAAGAATCCAATAACTGATGATCATTTTGATCAATATTCAAAGAATTTTAATTTTTATGGCAATCCGTCAGTAGAAGATACATGGGACAATTTATTATTTAAATATAGTTATGATTATCCTATAAATTTGGGACCAGTTTCATCCTCAGGTCAATTGATTGCAAGTACCAATAGTGGTAGTGTAATATTGCCTGTAGAAGTTAGTGCAGTTTATTATAGAGCATCAGCTTCATACACACAACCATCTTTAAGTGTATCAGTAGTTTCACTTCCAGATCCAAATTATATAAGATTTTATTGGTATCCTTTATATTATGGAAATTCATATCAATTACAATATGCTTCAAGTTTTCTTGGTCCTTGGACTAATTATGGTTCACTAATAAGTAATCCAATTGCAATTAGTCCTAATTTTCCTGAAGGTAAGGTTGGTAT